CGAAGGGGCACCAGGTGCTAACGCATCAAGAACTACTTACAAGTAGTTCTCCCATCGTTTCCACACGGGAAGGATTGACTTCGTGGCTCTGAAAGAAAAGCGGAGACTGTTAAAGTCTCAAACTTTCAAGATGGCCGTGGATCAGCAGATCCTGAATGGCGATGGATCCGTCTATGCGACGTTATCCGACGTTAGTCAGAGGTCTGTTTATTCATGGCAAATCACGAAGTCGGAAGGTCACAGGTGGCCTGAAGGCCGCTCTGTGAGGGATGTCGGTGGACCGTTTGATACGATCAAGTCAACCTATCACATTTCTCATTGGCAAAATACCTATCAAGGTATGGTGCCATATGTGAATAGGCGTGACTGGTATAACGGACAGGTGTTTATTCAACACCCTTCGTTGGACCTCACCGCTTGGGGGCGTGCTGATCCTAGCATAACAGATATGCAGTACTACGCGAAGAAAGAGGCTCCGTTTACGGATGACCTTGACTCCCGTGGTGCTACGCTGATATCTAGAAGCATTCCTACCAATCCCACTGTCGACGGTTCTGTCGCCCTTGCCGAACTTTTCAGAGAGGGTATTCCCTCTATGATTGGTTCATCACTATTACGTAGTCGGGTCGGCTTTCTCCGAGGTCTTGGTTCAGAGTATCTGAACTTTGAATTCGGTTGGAAGCCTCTCGTCAGCGATGTGAAGAATGCTGCTAAAGCTATTATAGAATCGGAAACGATTCTAAAACAGCTAACGCGTGATTCTGGTAAGGACGTCCATAGACGTCGGCATTTCCTTCCAGTCCGATCAGTTAGTACTTCAACTTCCAATACGGATTACCCTATTGGAACTGCGAGTGCTTACTGGTGGGACTCCTCAAGGGCGCAGCTTACGGACGAATACGACCGTAACACATGGTTCTCAGGGTGTTATACCTTTGAGTACGATCCTGGAAATCTTTCTGAGATTTCTAAGATTGCCTCTCAGGCACGACTCCTGTATGGAGCTCAGTTAACACCTGAGGTCCTATGGAACCTTGCCCCTTGGAGTTGGTTAGTTGACTGGTTTGCCAATGTTGGGCCATTATTGCATAATGTCTCAGCATTCCAGAATGACCAACTCGTTCTTCGCTATGGGTATGTTATGGACCGCAATCAGCGGACCTTTACCCAGAACACCAATCTTGTTTCCGGTAACTCCGGGAACAAGTTGCCTGTTCGCTATCGTTCGATTTTCCAGTTAGACTGGAAACGACGACGGCCAGCGACACCGTATGGATTCGGAATTGCCTCTTCGTCTTTCACCATAAGGCAATGGGCGATACTTTCGGCTCTGGGCATAACCCGGACTCCGAAAGTCCTCTGAAGAGAGGAAATGTGCGTGGAAAACCATATCCACGCATACACTTGCGTACTTACAAGTACGTTAAACCCTAAGGAGAAACGCCTTGTTTTCCGATCCTCAAGCTGTGACGGTTTCAGGCTCTGCAAAGAGTCTGAACCGGACCAATTCCACCGAATCAGGTGGAAAGTGGTCGACGCCTGCCCGTGACTACTTTATGACCATTGGTCATCAGTATGGTCGCAGGCACCGCCACACGGCTCGTCTTCAGTTCGATTCGCTTGTCGCGAATCCCCTGGTGTCGGGCCAGAATGTGAATCAGTCGATGACAGCTCTGCTGACAGTCGATGTTCCACCTGGTTACGACACCGCCACGGCGAAAGCAGTTGTGGATGGCTTCCTAGCCAACCTTTCTGCGACGTCGGGAGCCAACCTCACCAAATTGATTGGTGGCGAAGGCTGACTCTGAAGGCAATTTTTGGAAGATAAGGCAGGGATTCACTAGACCCCGAAAGGGGGAGTGATGAAAAGCCTTATGCTTCTCTGGAGGGATGTCGCCCAAGATCTGGGCGACAGATGCACTGCTAGCACCGCTCGTGACATTGACACCGTCACGAGGCGATTCGAACACGAGGGTATATCGTTTTTAACGATAACCCTTCCTGACTTTGGACGGGACTTCGATGAAGCTCTGTCCTTAGGCAAGGTTGATCACGCTCATTTCGCTGGTTTTAAGCGAAAGAGAGGTCTCCCCCGATTTCTCGGAGGTTTCCTTGATCTTGTGTTCGATCGTTTGTCTGGCGTTCTCTTAACAAATCCATCTTCCGCGGCAATACAGGCTATACGTCAGCTGACGCGCCTGTATTCCAAAGTTTCCCTCAAGTGTTCTATTACTAGAGAGAAAGCCGCTTACGATGAATACGTTAAAACAGACGCAGAATTGGAAGAAGCCGAAAAAGCGTGGTCGGAAAAGTCAATCTCCGACTTTAAGCGCTTGTCTCGGCTCCTCTTTGGCCGTACCCTCAGTCGCATGGATAACCTTCATGCTACCGGGGCTCTCGTTCCAAAGCACGGACCAGGTTCCACCGCAGAAAGACTTTATGGAAACGCAAAGTTCTCTCTGTCAGAGTGGACCTGGAGACTCGAGTCTGGAGGATTCCATTCAGTGGATTACCTCCTGCCTAACCAAAAGTATTGGCAAGGACTCGAACGCGTCCAGTTCGCTGAGCCCGGGAACGAACGACCCTCCAGGGTCGTTGGAGTTCCCAAGACACTGAAGACACCTCGCATCATAGCGATTGAGCCTACGTGTATGCAATATACACAGCAGGCTGTCGCTGAACCTCTTGTCCGGCTTCTAGAGAGTGATTCACTCTCTGGTAGCTTTGTTGGGTTTACTCAACAGGACCCGAACCAGAAGATGGCTCGGCGAGGTTCTATTGATGGATCTCTTGCCACGCTAGATCTTAGCGAGGCTAGTGATCGTGTCTCCAACCTGCTCGTTCAGCATTTGACACACGGGTATACTCATCTTAATGATGCAATACAAGCGTGTCGTAGCTGGCGTGCAGATGTGCCTGGTCATGGAATTATTCCTTTGACCAAGTTCGCGTCTATGGGTTCTGCTCTATGTTTTCCAATGGAAGCCATGGTTTTTGCAACTGTGGCCTTTGTTGGGATTGAAAGAGCTAGAGAACACCAGTTGACTACGGATGATATAAAATCACTCCGAGGTCAAGTGCGCATCTATGGAGACGATATTATTGTCCCTGTAGAATATGCAGAGTCTGTTTCTTCGGCCTTGGCCCATTATGGGTTCAAGGTAAACCTCCACAAGAGTTTCTGGACTGGCAAGTTCAGAGAGTCTTGTGGGAAGGAGTATTTTGATGGCTTTGACGTATCAATAGTCAAAGTCCGTCAGAAACTGCCGAAGAGCAGGCGGAACGTAGTGGAGCTTATTAGCACTGTGTCACTTCGGAACCAATTGTATTGGGCCGGGTTTCACCGTGCTGTAAGCACACTGGATATGCG